GCGATTACCTGTTTAGTATAGCACATATAGAAACCTGTCAACTAATATTTATCCGACTTCGGTGAATAAGTGTACAAGTGTCGGTCAATGGAAAGTATGTCTCCCTCTTTGGAGAAGTTGATCGTGGCCGAACCGCGCTTGATATCAAATGCACCGCTTGAAACAAGGAAAGAAAATTTGTCGTAATGCTCCATAAACTTTCGGAAAAGTTCTGCGTCGTGTAAAGATAATTCTACTATGGTCATGTTGTAATAATTATACTATCGAAAACGCCAATCGTCACTCTTGCTAGTAATTTCAGGCATTGTAAGTTTTATACCATCAGTCGTCCCGTCAGCATACCGATACGGAGCTTCAGGTACGCCGTCATCAACCGAGCTTCCGCCCTCAAAGGTGCTTTCGTTTTCGGCAAATCTATCGTAGGCAATACGCTGATATACCATTGCTAAACAAAAGTCGTTTCGGTCTGAACGCTCCCAGACGTAAACAAGGTTTCCCATTTTGTCCTCGTCAACAATGCGATACATGTGCGACCAGTGAAGCCACATGTTCCACCACTTTTCAAGATTGCCGTAGAGCAGTATGCGCTTGTCGTTCATTTCGTCCACAACAAGCTGTATCATTCTGTTTCTGTCCACTAATACTCGGCCGTATTCTTCTCCTTCACCCCACTTTATTAGGTTCATAGATTTCTTGTCCTGCACGAATGTACAGAGAAACACTTTGCCTTGATTGTTCTCGGCAAACTCACGCACGCCAATGATGTCTCCGCCTTGGTCAATCACCATAATCCAATCCTTGTGCTTATCGACTTCTCTTTGAAGCTCCTTGTAGTTATCACACTCGCCCATTTCAATCAGGCCGTTCATGTCTCCATACGTCCAGCGTATCTTGATGCCAGTGTCCACTCCGAAAAGGATACGGCCCTTGTATTGACGTTCATCGGTGAGCAAGCCTTTGATAGTTTCAAGCGTTACTTTAGATTTATTGTCGGCGTAGGGTAGAGCCAAAACGAAATTATGAAAATACTGCGCTTCTTTTTCTTTGAAGTCCTTAACTATTTTACTCGCGGGAATCCAGGGGCAGATAAGCTGTGGAATGTGATAGCCGGAAAACTCCGCTTCGGGAAACTTCTTGCGCCAGTGTCCTTCGCGGCGGTCTTGGTCGGTAATGATTCCACCACAAAACTTGCACTGATAGCACATGCGCTGTTGGTCAACAGATAGAGGCCATTCCATAAACTGCCATTCCTTGCACGTAGAGCATAATATAAACCACTCTTTCATATCAGACTTCTGCCAATATTCATCTATTCCATTTCCAACAATTGAGGGGTGACTAAAATACCAACGCCAGCCAGTATTTTTTGCAGCTAGACGTGTTTCGTACTGGACTATGGTTTCTCTATTACTCGCGTCTGTTTCGTCATGAATATTTAAGTCTGAAGAAACCATCATAGCCGCTTTTGATGTCCATGTTCCACGATAATAAATGATCGAACCGCCGACAGATTTTTGCTCAACTGTGCTATGGTCTTTCACCCATTCCAACAATACAGGATTTTGGGCAATCACACGATTAACCTTACCACCGGCCATGTCTTTAATATCTTCGGAAGTAGGTAGTGTATAGATTATTTGTTTCTGTAGTTTCTTGGCAACGTACAGAGATTTTATGATTTGCGTTGTCGTCAGTCCTATTTGCGGAGCCTTGAGAATTGCTTGTAGTGGCGACATGTCATCGTAAATGGCTTTGAGGAATTTCCTGTCCTTAAATTCAATAGGAATACCAACTTCATTTTTTATATGATGTTTTTCTATCCATAGGCTAGGGTAAAGTTCCATAGCTTGTGATATTTCGTCTTCAGTGTACTACATAAGTATCTGTTGTTTTATGACAAGGAACGCATAAGGTACGACCATTATCAATGGCAAATCTAAGTTCGGGATAAAATGCGAAGGGTTTGATGTGGTCAGCTTGCAAAAATACCGCCTTCCCTTCTCCATTTTTAGCTTTACACCAAACACAAGTATAATTATCTCTTTCAAATACTGCCTTACGCCATAATTTATATTCTTGTGATTTTCGTATTAGTTCATTCTTTGGCGTAATTCCACCTTTCCAATTCCAGTGTTTATCTCTTACATGTTCTTTCCTATATGCCTCTAAAGCGTCTGTCATCTTTTTTCTAGCTTCAGGACTAAAGACTTGCTTTCGACGGGCTTGACGTAGCTTTTCTTTTGCAGATTCTGTAAGAGGCTTTTTTGGTATTCCTTTTTGTGCGTCACTAAGTTTTTTTCTCCATTCAGGCGATATAATTCGACCCATCCTTGACTTACTCATTTTTGCTCGCGCTTCAATAGAGTGTTTACATCCTAGTCGTAGTTTTTCTCCTTTTTGGAATACCATATTATTTAATTATCAAGCTCTTTCAGCTTTCTAGCAAGCTCTTTAATTTTCTCAGTAGGTTGTGCGTCAATGTTTATATTTATAGATTTTTCAGGTGAATATGCGCCTTTTAGTTTTAGTCCGCTATCAAGAAACTTATGTCGAACGGCATGATCGGCTGTTTCGATAATTTCTTCCCCGACTGCGATTGAACGAGTGGCTTCAAGTCCCTCAAGTTGAACCTTTACGAGTAAGTCATCTGGTATTCTGTCAGCTATTGATTGAGCTACTTTCTGTATCTCTGCTTGTATCTCTGGCTTCTTCATTTGACGATGACCCTTTTGTTTGGCGTAGTTACCATTGGTTATCTTTTCAACTTTTGCGACAGCCTCTTTAGCATTGTTACCATTGAGTACATATTCTTTTGCAAATGCTTTGTCTTTAGGTTTTAGTTTGGTCATTTTTTTACAATGAGAGGAATACCGTCAATTGAACATGCGACGGGTGTGTTTTTAGTTAATCCATACGGATATAGCAATAAGTATTCTTGATACTGTCTCGGTGTAATCCAAATCTCTTTAATTTCAACCCAGTCAGGTTGTTTGTGTATTAACTTTCGTAACTTGATAAAAGAGTCACATTTCACTCTAGGATTGAGTGGATATATTCGTATATGAGATTTAGGAATCGCTATCGTCATCATTGGCTGATTTTCTTTTTGTTTTTTTAGGTTCATATTTACCATAAAGTTCTGTGTAATTTTTATTTGGTGTTCCGTCCTTCAGAAATGGTTGCTGGATATCAGCCGCGTAGTATTTCGCCTCAAGCTCCAACCGTCTCAAGAATTGTCCCGATAGGTTTCTCTGTTCGCAGTTATCGCATACTCGCTTTCCGTCCTTGTATCGTATAACGGTAGTTCGTCCACCGCAATCACACAACATCAGCAACGATTTTTTCTTTTTCATTTATTTTGATGAATAAATTAGCAACAGCGATTTCAGGGTCTACGCCACTTGGAATATCGCTAAATCCGAAAGCATGGCATTTCCAGTATTTGATTGATAAATCTTGATTCACAATTCTATAAAGACATTCAAACTTTTCGCCACAAGCCAATATCAATTCGGAAAGAGAAGGAATAATCACACACTCCCTCATGTATTCGATCAACATTCCGTCCTCATATTTTGCTTCCTGTATCGCTCGGAAAGGCGTTCTGATTCCCCTGTAGAAAACATCTCGGTTATATCCATACCGGAAATTTTGTGGAAACCCAACTTCTTTTAATTTTTCACAAAGTTCGTATGTCATATTTTTATGGTAAGACTTCTAGTCCATCAGCTTTCTGCCTTATCAGTAACCCTTTCGCGGCTCGCGGATAGAAGTGAAAACAGTTCCTGTCATCTCGGAAAAAGTAATGCGGTATCCCCTCAGAATTGCCAAATTTCTTGCGGAGTAATTTCGCTTGTCCTTCGTCCACTTCCATTATTTTTATCGGGGTTTTACTCATGGTATGTGCTTTTACGTCGAGACGTTTCGTATGCGGAGCCGTGATAGCATTTCTTAATCTGTCCAACGCTCACCAAATACTTTCTACCACATGAATCGCATTTGATTTCCTTTCGTGGTGCAGTTGGTTTAATATCCAAAACCTTTTTACCTTTCATGATACATCGTGCCGCTTTTGATTGCGTGATTTTACTCATTTTTCGTAGGTGGAGTTTTAACTACCGCAACAGTGGATTTATTTATAATTCTTCCCCCTGCAAACGAGACTGCGTTTTCAATGGAACATCGGGTTGCTTTTACTGGGTCAATTATACCACTTTTTATCATGTCCACATACGTTTCGTTCTCCGCATCAAAGCCTTTTCCTTTTGGCATGTTCACGAGAACATCGGCATAATCAAGTCCGCAGTTCTCCACAATTCGCTTGAAAGGCGACAAGATAGCTTTTCGCATAATGCGTTCGCCAATAGATGCCCCTGTGAGCCTCTGGGACACGCGGTAGAGCGCAATTCCCCCTCCTTCCACAATTCCCTCCTCAAGAGCTGATTTCGTGGCGTTTACGGCGTCCTCGACCTTATCGTACAGTCCTTGCATCTCTCCCTCGGTCTTGGCTCCGACTGAAATGACTGCGACATTTCCTTGCAAACGTGCAATTCTTTTTTCCACCATATCGAAATCATTGTCGTTTGTGATTGTAGGCAACTGTTCTTTCAATTCCTTAACTTTTGCTTTCACGCTTCCGTTACCATTGAGAATAATCGTTTTCTTTTCCATAGCCACAATCTTTTCCGCTTTGCCAAGGTGCGTCAATTCCAATTCTTCGAGCTTGTATCCTGCTTCCTTTGAAATGAACGTAGCCCCTGTTACCAATGCAACGTCCTCAAGCACTTCGTTTTTCTGCGAAGCACAACGCACTACGAGCGTGTGGAACATTCCGGTCTGTCGGTTGTAGAGGAACGTGTTGATGACGGCTGGATCAATTTCGGTGCAGAAAATGACAAGCTCTTTGGTTGAAGCAGATACTTTTTCAAGGAAAGGCAACAGCTCTGAAATGGTAGAGAGCTTATCGCCTATGACAAGCACTCGCACATTCCGGTATTCCGCACGATTTGGCTTGTTGCACATGAAGCTCGATACCCAACCCTTTTCCACTTCATAGCCGTCTACGATTTTAACTTCAGTGTTCGGCAATCGTGATTCCTCGACGGTAATCTTTCCGTCCTTTCCCACAGCCTCGAACGTGTCGGTGATGATTGTGGCTATCTCGTCTGATTCGGACGAAATGCGTGCCACTTGGAATATCTCTTTGCTCGTTTTAATCGGTTTTGCAATCTTTTTCAATTCCTCCACGACTTTAACTTTCGCGGAGTCAATGGACTTCTTGATTTTCTTCGGGTTCTCGGAGTACTTGAAGGCTTCCATAGGGATAGATTTACAAAGCGAAATGGTTGTCGTGGTAGAGTCCCCGGCTTCCTCGTTTGTCTTCGCGGCCGCTTCCGTCATGAGGGCAAGCGTCTGGCGTTCGATGTCGTCCTCAAATTCGATAGCCTTTGCCACGCTGATTCCGTCAGTCGTAACTCGTGGTACTGAAAAGGCTCGGTCGAGGGTAGAAGCCGAACCTCCTGGCCCAAGGGTAGAACATACCAAATCCTCCACCACCGTCATGGCGTGTATCATTTTTTCTCGGTCTTGTATTCCTGTGGTTATTGTTTTCATATTAGTTAATGATTATAGCTTT